ATTGTTTTAGAGGGAAATTTCATTGATTATAAGTTTCAGTCGGAGGTGCGCTCTTATCACTAAAATGCAGAAGAAGAACTGCATAATGAAGAATCTTGATAATGTCCCGACGAGCAGTACCTTTCTTATCGTATCGTGAGGCATACTTGAGGATATTAGATCGGCAAAATGCTTCACCATCACCACAAGCTTCAATCAGATCAAGAGTCTGAATTTTATCATTACCAGCAGAATAGTGTTGTCTATATGTGCTGCTAATATACTCCTTCAGTTCAGTAAGTATTGAATCCTCACTGTATTTCCAAAAATGTGGTTTGTCCATATTAAAATTAATTGTTTTTGTATAAGGGTCACTGTTTTCCCAAAAATCTTGGTAGTCTGACTCTGTAGCTGTAGATATACTGTATGAATATCCGTCACATTTTACTACCTCTGGTGCCTTTCTGTTTGGATCATTTCGATCATATTCATAGTAATACTCTGAGTGTTCCATTTCATCATATAAAAGAGACCAAGAATTGAGCATTTGTTCTTTATTATCCATTATATCATGCAACCTCTTCTGTTGCAACTTCTTCGGAAGGCATTTGGAATTCTGCATCAACTTTGTCATACAATTCAATGAAGGACTGCTTAGTCTCATCATCAAAACGATTGATGCAATTTTGAATTGCCTTTGCCTTATCATTAAAGATACTATAGGCACGAATGATGTGAGTCAGACGACGAGTGCTGATAATTTCATCAATACCACCATCATAAAATGTTTTACGGATGATGTCTGCCCAATCAACTAGACGAGAGATAAAGTTATCATCATCGATACCAAGACCATCGGCAATCTTAGAAAGAATCTTTGCCTCACTGGAAGGAGCAGGATAAGATTGCTCAAAGGTTACTGGAAATCTTTCTAGGAACGCTTCGTTGAGCACGTTAGTTCCAATAAATCGTCCGTCATCTGAACCTTTACCCTTAGTGTTTGCGGTTGCGATGACGTTGAAACCTGCACTGGGACGGATAAACTGTCCAATTTTCTTGAGGAAGACTCCATTTCCTTCAAGGATAGATTGGAGACAGAGAATTTTATTAGAGGCAAGGTCGATCTCATCAAGGAGCAGGATAGCTCCTCGTTGGAGTGCTTCAATGACTGGGCCATTGTGCCAGACGGTTTCACCATTAACAAGACGGAAACCACCAATAAGATCATCTTCATCAGTTTCAATAGTAATGTTTACACGAATTAGTTCTCTACCGAGTTGAGCACATGCTTGTTCAACAGAGAAAGTTTTGCCGTTACCGGACAGTCCCGTAATGAACGTTGGATAAAATAGACGGGACTGAATAATTTTTTTAAGATCACCGAAGTTACCAAAGCGGACAAAGGTATCATCTTTCTGAGGAATGAGATTTTGTTCAATTGCAGGCAGTGCAGAAGGTGCCTGATAAGTTTTTTCGATTTGCTCTACCTTTTCTTGCGTAACTTCAAGATTCCATTTGCCACGACCAATTTTATATTGATCAAGTTTTTTAGTGATGGTTTGATAATTACCACTATTCATCGCACACCAGGCACGAATATCACCACTTGTAATTGAGTTGCCGTAGAGTCCTTGAAGGGAAGTACGAACGTAATCAGAAGACAGGGGCATGATGTAGGTCGTTTGTTTCAACTGAAGTTATTATAGTATGAATTGAGGCAAATTCAATATTGAATGGACAGTTCAGGAATTGTCCAGTACCTCTTTAATTTCACTAATCAATTTTTTTCTACTGTGTCTTCTATCAAGTTCCACTCCCAATCCTCTACCATACTCTTCAAGTTCACTTTTACTCATTTCTTCCAAAGGACTTGCCTCAGTAAGAACTTCCTCTTCTGGAGTAACAAGAACTTCTTCTACAACAGGTTCAGGTGCAGGAGCAGCTGCTGGTTTTTTTCCACCTAATAAATCTCCAAATCTAGACATTTGTTTTACCTATGACTATAAAAATATTTATCATGCAATAAGTTCTACAAATTCACCAAGAATTTTCTTATTCATTTTTTTAGATTTCAAACTTTTTGCAAATGCATTTTTAATCTGAGATTTGGTGGCAGAGTCATTAACAGAGAACTCAGAGTTATTAGAAATTGCCGTGGCAGAAATACCAAAGTATTTGTGATAACCAGCATTGGTTAGAGAAATTGATTTTTCTTTTTTCCAAATTTTAGCAAGTTCATCTCTCTCAGAATAGTTTTTACAATATGCAATAAAAGAACTAATTTCTCTAGGAGGAAGAATACGAATACCAATAAAATTTACATCAGTCAGTCGGTCACGAAGATTGTTGAGTAAAACAGTCGTGAAGTTGGCATAATGATTATATGTATCACTCAATTTATAAGTATTTCCTGTTTTACGATCACGAAGAAAAGAATTTTCCGAAGGCCATAACTCACAAATTCTAGGTTCTTCTTCCCAAGGACGTTGAACCTCCTTGTAACACTTTAAAGGTGCTCCCTCACCATCAGTCAAAATTACACACTGAACTTTTTGAAGTTTATTTTCTTTTTTAAATTGAGGTAAAATCTCATGCAAACACATAAGACTTTCATTCAAAGGAGTTCCAGACAAACCCATACCAATAGGAATATGATAATTGGCATAAATTCTAAAACTATACACAATACGAAAAATATTTTTCATTTGTTTTTCAAGTTCTCTAGAATTTGTCTTGCTAGTAAGAATGTTCATCAAAGAAAACATCCTACCTATAGAGAATACACCCAAACGATATTCTGAACATGACTTTGGGTCATCAATGTATTTTTGATTTGGATAATCATTTGTAAAAGCATAGACATCGAAAGGAATATTGGTTTTTTTACAGAACCAAACAAGATTAAAAAGTTGTTTGACTGTATCAAGCATGACATCAGCCATAGACCCAGACCAATCTAAGACAAACACAAGTCCGTGATTTTTACCATCAGGAATTATCGATACTTTTTTGAATAAGTCTTCATTGTATCGATAAGTGTGTAGTTTGCCCGTATCAAGAATTCCAGTCCGACTAATGCTAGAACGAGAATAAGCGTCTGCGGATTTACGGCACTCGAACTCCTTGACGAGGTAGTTGACTTCTTTTTGTGTTGATCGTTTGAATTCATTGTATTTTGCATCTATCCATTCAAAATCTTCAATTGAATTACCTGCCCATGACTCATCACATTTGTCATGAATTTCTTTATTTGAAATAATAATATTTTCAACATTTACTTTAGGAATTTCATAATAGGCAGTCTCTGTTCCCATCTCATCAATCAAATCTTTCAAAGATTTTTCAAGATTGTCCATGGTTTTAGTTTCAGGTTCTTCATCACCACCTGTATTACCGACAGAATTACTTACTTCAGATTCTTCAGAACTACCTTCTTTTGTTTGATTTTCGGGATCAGAGTAACCGGGTTGTTGCTCAGATTGTTCACTAGATGTATTTTCACTTTCACCCTCTTCACCATTTTGATTCTGAGGGGTGTTTGTTTCTGGTTGTTCCGGTTGTTCTTTTTTACAAAACTTATAAAGTGTCTCTGCAGCAAGCAGAACATCTTCAAATGTCTCGCAACCATCAATCATGCGGACAATGGGCATCTCATCGTATTCCCTAAAAGAAATATCACAGAAATTGCCAATCTTAAAATAAAGATTTACTCTGTCTGCAAGATTCATTTTAGAAACATCTTCAGACTCGATACAGAAAAAATCTTCATCAGAAAGTTCTTTGTATCCACGATAAAAAGTCTTACTGATACCAGCATAACGACGTTTCATCAATTTTTCAATACGAACATCTTCAACGATGTTTACAAACTGAGGTGGAATCTTACGATCTTTAATCCAGTTCTCATCAGGAGTATAGAGAGCATGACCAACTTCGTGACCAACAAGCATATCATAAACTTCATTACTTGCTTTCTCCCACATGGGAAGTGTCAGAACTCGTGTGTGAACATTAAAGCAAGCTGTCTCTACTCTCTTGTGCTCCACCATCAAGTCTTCTGTAGCAAGCAGTTTAGCAAGTTGAGACTTGATTTCGTGAGAGACTGCCATCGGTTCGTTTCAGATGAATCTAGTATAATACAAAATACTCCATCCCAAAGAGGTTGTATGACAGTTCTTCAACTGCCCCCAAGCAAACCCATATCTTTCATATAATGTAAAGTATCTTTTAATCCACCAATATGCCTATATCCAATAGAAACTTGTGGATACTCTGCTTCATCACCAAATTCAGAGGTAAAAGATTTTTGAGTAAAATGTTGATCTAATTTATATTCTTGTATTTGTACTTCAAGAGTTTCTAAAAGTGTTCTGGCACGATCACACTCTTGACTTCCGTTTGTATATAAAACTACTGGACCCATTATTATTCCTCCTGATATGTAATTGTTATTTTCTTTTTTACTACGCCATTATTATCAAATAATGTAGAATATTGTATTTCTCCATTTAACAATGATCCAACATTTTCAGTTAAGGTGCGAGCAATAACTTTGTTAGTTGCTTTTTTCCATTCGTCAGTCACGTTGCCTCCAATCATTAGGTTTATCTCTATGGAACCATTCACTAATATCGTCACAATCTAACCCCTGTTTATGATTGGATGGGTCGGGGTCACCTAAACCCATCCGATTAAGAAAATCATCCATACTGCCCTCTTGGATATCCTGAGCAGATTGTCTTCTTGCCTTTTTCAACATCTCATTTGCTGTTGTGTTTGCTTTGGCAAGTTTCTGAGCCCAAACCATATCTTCAAGTTTTACATCTTCTCCGTTCGCAATACATTTACAAATGAACTCTAAACGAAGACGATATTGTGTCGAAAGCATATGTATTACACTACTTGTGGTATTTAGATCATTCTACTAAATCCTCTCACTTTGTCAAATTTAATGACATTAGCAAATTTATCTTCCAATCCAGATTTGTGAGAGATTACAAATATGTTTGCATCTTTAATAATAAAACGAATAATTTTAAGAAACTCTTCTGTTCCAAATCCATCAAGTGAAGAATCAAATACTTCATCCATAATTAAAAGATTAGTATTCACAGAGTTCTTAACTCGTGCAACTTCTCTCCATGTGAACAAAAGTGCAAGATCAATTCTCATCTTCTCACCTTCACTAAAAGAAGAATAAGAAAATTTCTCATGTATGGGAGATTCTACAGTCTCATTAAATTCACCATCAAGTTTAAAATTAATGTAAAAATCCATCAGTTGAAGATATCTGTTTATTTGTTGATTAATAAACGGAATATATTTTTTAATAATTTTTGTTTTTACACCATCATCCTTTAAAAGAGAATAAGCAAAATCATAATGAATTAACTCTTCTCTTTTTGATGATAAATTTTCAAATACTTTCCGAAGACTTTCCCTAAACTCTTCTAATTTCTCATTTTCAGTATTTCTGTTTTGTAGGTTACCGGTAATAGTTTGAATTTCCGATTCAAGATCTCTGATCTGTCTCTGATTAAAACTGATCTTAGTATTGTTTTGAGAAATGCCATGCGTTAGTTTTGTAATCTCCTTGGAAAGTAAATTAAATTGACGCTCTCT